ATGCCACTATACAACGACTGAAGTTGTTGAAGGGCATTCATATCAGAGGTGAGATCACCGGTAGTTGGTGTAGTTACTGTTGGGGTAGAACTATCACCACCAAGTATTGATTTTTTAGGATTACCACCTAAAAAATTATTCCATGTTTCTTCAGATACAATTTTGCCGTTAATATAATGCGTGCCTGATGCAGATGTAGTAGTAGATCCAGAGGTAATAGCAAAACTATCTGTTTGCGCACCATTAACATAGTTTGCATTATTGCTACCAGCGGTGCTTAATTCATTAATAAAAGTATCTAATTGTTTTTCTTCACTTGTAATTGTGGAAGCTAATGTTTTTGCTGCTGGGTTTTTGCTCTTAGCAGCAGCAGCCAATAAAGGTGCGGCTTTGGCTTCAACTGCTTTAACAGCAGAAGGAGCAGACTTTGCAGTTACAGGTGCAGCTTTTGGTGCAGGTGCTTTTAATGTTGTTGCCATTAGTATGCTACTCCCATATCCTGAGCAAACTGCAAGCCCAAGTTGCTAACAGATTGCTTAGCATTTGTAGTCTTGAGCCAACGTGGATCATTGCGCAATTGCTTTTCAAAATCGTAAATAGGTGTTGTTGTTGGCTGACCTTTAGTATCCTTGGCAGACAAAGCACTACGAATTGTATTGTCATTAAGTGAGATGCTATTGGGATCTAATTCAAGAAGTTTTGCCATGCTGCCGATGTAAGGGGCAGCAATATCTTGAACAGTTAGTCCCTTATTAAGGATTTGATCTGAGTATGCTGGGAAAGCAGTAGCAGCTACACCACGAACATATGCCTCAGCATCAGCCATCTGAACCTTACCCTTAGTTACTGAATCAGATAGATCCAGTAAGTGCTGGTCTGGTACGTTGATTCCATACTTAGCGGCAAGATCTGTTATCTTTAATAAGTTGGCAGATGCAGTATCGGATATTCCAGCGGCACGATCTGACTTAATAATCTTAGGAGCATCAGCCCTAAGAAGGTTAAGCATAAATTGATTAGCGTTTAAACCACCAGTAGATGTTGACTTGGATGAAACAAGTTTGCCATTGGCATATGTAGAATTGGTGTTAGTTACGCTGGCATTACTAGCAACAGCATCTTTAAGTTTCTTAGAATAGTAATCTAGTTCTGCTGGATTTGGCATCCGAGAGTGAACTGTCATAAAGTTCTTTTGAACATAGTCTTGTGCATCTGTATCGGACAGTTGGTTAACTGTCTGAGATACCTGACTAAAGGTACCGTCTTTAGCACCACCGCCGCCAAGGGCTTGCTTAAATACTTCTGGGTTCTTTTGAACCACAGTCATAACATTCTGCCAGTTTGTTACAGTTGGATCCTGAGACTTTGGATTAACATAGGCAAGGACTTGCTTAAAAGCAGCACCATCTACATTTGGATTCCATACGCCGTTAATGTAATTCTTATTACCGTAGGCACCGGCTTTATCAAGAATTGCTTGATATTGTTTAATCTGATCTGGTGTCCAAGATTGTGGAATTATCTTCCAGTCATTAACTCCAGCACCTGTTTTATTTTTACCAATACCACCTTGCAACCCAAGTCCTTGAGCAAACTTTGAAGGAACTGGTGTGTTAGAAGCAGTAGTTGTATCTCCGACTTGTGGAGCGTTTGGTGCTACCTTAAATGGCTTCTTTGTTGTATCTGCCATTAGTTTCTTACCTCGCTCTCAAATACAGATTGAAACATTATTGCGAACTCTCCGTTGTAGTGCTTGTCAATCTCAGCCGCAGCATCCCGTAGTGCTTGGCGAGTATCTGCCATTGCGTTACCAGATAAGGTTTTCAAACCACTATCCGCTGCTTCTTGTAAAGCCTGTGAACGCAAATATAGGTAGTCAATTGCTGCTTGACCAGCAGGAGTTTCTGCCAACTTTGGGTTCTTAACAGCTTGGGTAACTTGGTTAATCATGTATTGAGCAGGGTTGGCATAACGACCAGCCGCTCCAGCAATAACCCTTGCAGGCACGCTGCCACCAAAGGTTTGCTTTAAGTTATCCATAGCATCTTGATGTGCCACTGGATCATCAGAATTGTTTACATCAATCTGATCTTTTGCTGCCATGTAAAGTAGGTAGTTGGCTTGTTGTTCAACTTGATCTGCTGTAAGTTTAACACGTTGACCTGATCTAACCTGCTGTTGGTATAGGGCTTGTGAGAACCCACCGCCAGGAAAGAACAAGGTAAACACATCTTTGTACTTATCAGCAACGTCAGGGTTCTTAGCCAAGAAATTGTAAGCATCTGTTGTAGGTGGTGTTCCACCCTTTGTGTTGGTAATCAAAGCGTAGATATTGTTTACACCATAGGTATCTAGCGTATCCCGAACAGCCTTGTAATAATCACCTTTATCTGTGGTGTTAAGAAGGTTCTGGAAGTGAGCGTAGATTGAAGCCTGTGCTACAACTGTTGAATCGCCTGACTTTGCCAAGGCTGAAAGCAATGGGCTTGTAGGCAAAATGGCTTGAGTAATACCTTGCCATGCTCCAAAGTAACGAGCAAACTTTGTTGAATCGTTAATCAAACGTTGTTGATCGTTAGGATCCATAATATTATATCCGCCACCTGAAGCAAGGTAATCCATGACAGGGCGTAGTGTTGACACTGTTGTTGCTTGGCTTGCAGTTCCATTGCTAAACAAGTTTGTTAGTTTAGCTGCCCATGTTGGTAGCAAAGATGATGAGATACCGGCTGCTACATCTTGAGGCTTTCCAAATGGAAAGATCAAACCTTGAACAGCAGGCGGTAAACCATTCCACCAATTTGATGGGATAATTGTTTGAGCAGGAAGGCTAATCATTGGACCAACGCCAGGAGCTAAACTACCGCCACCTAATGCAAAGTTCAATCCCATAGGGTTTGTAGCGATTTGGAAAGGAGTTCCTTCAGTCTTAACACCTGTTGATGCTTGAGTCAATGCTGAAAGCACAGTACCTAGAATTGGAATGTAGACTTTCTTAGCATTGGTCAAAGGATCTTGTTGAATAAATCCTTGGTTTGGATCATATCCTGTAACACCAAATGCGCTATAAACAGCGCTTGTGTTTGGATCATTCTCCAACTTGTTTAAAAGTACCGCAGCCTTATAGGTCTGTAATGGGTTTTCTTTACCAAGTTGTCCCCAACGCTCAAGCGTATCCCACCATGCTTGTCCAAATGGAATTGCAAAGCGGGTAGCATGAAAGATATTCCGATGGTTATATGCGTCGTAGAACATACCCTTAACGTGATCTGCTGCTTTATCAGCAGCCCAACCATGCGCTACATCTAGGCTTATAGGGCCATTGCCTGGAGCATCCATGATTGTTTTATAGGTAGGGTTGTTCTTACCAATGGCTTTTCCATCTACACGAATACCTAGTAGGCTTTTATCAATATTGTTTTGTAGAGTCTCTAAAGACTTAGCATCTAATGATGGGGCAAACTTAGCCATTTGGCGCCAGTATTCAACACGGTATTCAGGACCCATGGAGATTACTTTTTCAAACTTGTTATTGGTTCTAAACCAAGCATCTACAGCATCTGATACATACTGGGTTCCCTTGGTTGCAAAGGAATTATCCATCTCCCGTGCTGCATCACTAAGGCGAACATTGACCTTTACACCTTTAAGTTCTTGAGAGTTGGAGAAAGCCCTCTTAAGATCAGCGGCAAGTTGACGTTGCTCTAGTGGATCTGATGACAAACGAATTACTTTGCCACTGTTAAGCATGGCAGATCCGTTTTGAACCAAGTTGTAAAGGGCTGGAATACCACCAGTCATTTCATCAAGACGGGCTTGTACGCCATTTTCTGCATCAAAGATATATTGTTTGATACCTTCACGGGTATTAAATAATGTCTTACTATCTGGGCGAGAAGCGGCTAGTTTATCCATTACAGACTTGCCAGAGCCTTTGAAGAAGTAATCAGTTACAGCATCTTCAAAAGATTTACCGGACTTAATGTCTGCCTTAATCTCAGGGGTAACTTTTCCTGAAAGGATCTTGGCAACGCTATCGCCAGATAGTTTCTTTAATTCAAAAGCATGACCTGTAAAGAACTTTGGGTGACCAAACTCAATTGGAGCAAAGCCTTGCAAAGCGGCAACGTGACCCATACGTGAATCAGCTGAACCAATATTGCTTGAAAGAATGTTTTGATATTCTTCCATAGCCTTGTTAATAACAGCATCTTCTTCAGGTGTTGCTGCATCTGCCCACTTATATCCAAGAGCATCACCGCTATATTGTTCCATTTGGCTGAGCATCTTGCGCCATGCTGATCCGTTAGACTTGCCAGCAATCATGGCTAATGAAGCCATTGGGCTTTGAATAAATGATGGAGAACCTTGTAGGTACTGACGTACTTGCATCTCCATAAGGTTACGTACCATGTATGCTGGGCGAAGTAACTTGCTTGTGCGCCACATTTCCATACCGGATTTAGCTACAGCACGTGCAGCAGCCATTGACTTAGTCTTGCTAAGCATGCTGACGATCTTCTTCATCTCATCAGGAGAAGGCAAGAAAATTGTAGAGTTAAGTAATTCTGATTCTAGGTGTGGACCTTTAAGGGTTACCTTCTTACCGCCATTGACGATAAAGTCTAGGTGAGCACCAGCGGCATGGCGAGAAGCCCAGTAGGCTTGCATACCAGTTTTACCACCATCAAATATACGAGTTGATTCAAACAAAGCATCTTTTTGAAACTTGTTTAATCCACCTTCATAGTTATCAAAGATAGCATTGAACAATTCTTTTGAGGCAACAATACCCTTGGTAGAATTAGATTCTGCTGTGATGATCTTATTGAGTAATCCGTCAATAGTATCTTTAGGTAACTTCATGTATCTGCCGTAGTTTTCTACAGCATGAACTAAAGCATTGGTATCGTCAAGATGATAGACACTACCCTTTGGTACAAAGGAAGTAAGGGACTGAATCTTGTCGCCTGACTTAACAACCGTATCTTTAACCCAGTTTGGAAGCATGTGGTGTACTACACCATCAGCGTTTGCTGTGATCTTAGCAGCAGCAGTAAGTGGCAATCCGCCTTCAATCTTGCCACCGATAAGAGGGGCAAGTGCGCTTAACACATCTTCACGAGTTTGTGATTTAGATAGCGCAACGGCTGCTTCAATAGGAATAGATTTCTTTAGATCACGCCAAATATCAATAGGGTTCTTGCTATTAATAAGGTGTTGAACCAAAGGCTCACCATAGCGACCTGAAACAAGATCAGCAACCTTGTTATAGTCAACTTCAATACCACGTGGGTCAGAAGCAATACCGGCAAGATTATCAAGAGCAGCAGATAAACGGTTTTTAAGAACCGATTGTTGACCAGCAATACCTTCAAGTTTTGCTTGAGACTTAGCAACTAGATCTTCAGCATGTGAGTCCATAGCCCTAGCCAGTACTGCACTGGCTTTACGACGGGAATCTTCTAGTGGAGCAATCTGCTTATTAAGTTCTTTGATTGTTGTATCAAATGCACTAAGGCTATCTTTAGTTTGTTGTAGACGATCAGCATAAGGATTAACAGTGCTGTCATCTTTAGCAATTGTCTTTTGAAATTCATCGTGGTTTGCTTGAATAGCATCTTTGATTTGAGCAATGCCGTTACGAGCATCTTTGGCTTGAGCGATCTTATTGGTCAAGTCAAGGATCTCAGGATCTGTTGCATGTACTAATTTTGATGGTGCAGTTACAGTAGCGGCAGCGCCTTCTGCTACACCTTTAGCGCTAGTTGCTTTAGCCTTAAGTACGTTATCTCCAAAGGCATCAAGCTCAGACTTGAGTTGATTGATTTGGTTAAGAGTTGAAACACGGCTGGCATCTGCTTGCACATTCTTGGCAGCAGTAAGAACCTCTTTAGTCTTACCTGCTTCTTCAACAACTTTGCCTTCTTTGATAACTTTGCCAGCAAGAATTGTTGGATCAAGTTTTAGTTGAGCAATTAAATCTGTTAATGCTGTTGTAACTTTATATGTGGTAGATTGAGGATCTAACCCAATACCATTAGCAAGAACGTTACCTGGTGATGCTGGCTCACCATTGATACTCCAGTTTTTAGCACCTTCAGCACGTGCCTTAGCTGCAACAGTTCCACCAGGAAAAATACCATTTCCCATTGGATCTAGGTTGCTACCAGTTTTATTAAAACCTTGTATTAGATCTTGACCAAGAGTAGTTTGACGGAGTACATCCATCGGATTTTTCTTTTTAAGAATATCAAATAAACTTGGGTTGTCGCTTTTCTTCCAATTGCCAATGTCTTGGCGGATAGAAGCCTGTAGCGCTTCCCATGGAAGTTGTGTAACAGCAATAGTGTCACGGCTTGCTTCTTTGGCTACGCCCCAAAGTTTCATAAAAAAAGAATGGTTTGCTGCCTGTACTTGTGGTGTAGTAAGCGCTGTCTTAGCAGCGGCAGCAGAAGAAGATTGTTGATCCATTTGTGCGATCTGCGATAGTGCAGGCATGGTTGGATTCACACCAGGTAGTTTTGAAACAGCAGTAGTTAGTCCGGCGGATGCGCCAGGATTGGCTGTAACAAAATCATGTGCCGCAGCAGCGGCATCAGGGGTAGTATTTATTGCCTTTGTTTTAATGGAGTTAACATTGTTTACGCCAGCGGCAATTGCTGGGGTATCAGTGTTGGTAAGGGATAAACCCGCCATTAACCAAGTTCCTTATCAAACTGTGCTACGACACGGCGCAGGTTCTCTGTAGGGTTAATTGCATACAGAGCACGGGCCATCATCTCAGTTGGAGTTGGAGTAGCCATAGGCGCAGCGACGCCAGCAACAGAGGTTGGATTTTGTTCTGGTGTACCCATCAAAGATCCAAAGCTATTATCTTGTTGTGGTTGTGCTTGTTGCGGTTGTGGCTTTTTATTTCCAGCAGAAGCAATATCTGTAGGAGATAATGGCTTTGTATCTACCGCTTTTTCCAATGGAGCAGATCCTGCAATTTGGTTATAGTCAGTATTCTCACCATAAGCCATGCCAGTCATCTTTTTTACTGTTTGCTTGTTTGCCATTCCGCCATCGGTTCTTGTGCTATTAGCACCTGAGAGTGAAGGTAGCGGAGCTGGATTAGCTGGTGTACCCATTTTTACTCTCCCTTATTTAATGTCTCAATGGTTCGGGCTGCATACTCGTGGAATGACTTTTGATCTTCCACGAAACTTGCTTGCGTATCTAACATTGCAGTTAGATTACTAAAAAAATTTGCTATGACTACTGCCATATTCATGGCAGCGTCGGAGAACAGAGCAAGCATGTCCCACTTCGTTATACGAGTAGGGGGACGCTCACCCTGTTCTTCATTGAACAATGGTTACTTTGATCCTGGATTTGTTCCGCGTGTACCAGAAGGCATCTTGCTGTAAAGATGTGTTGAAGCATTAGGCTTTGCTGATCCAGCTTTTGGTTGGATCTTTGTCTTTTGTGTTACTGCTTCAGATGAACTGTGTCCACCTTGCATTTTTGGTGAAGGTACCTTAGTTGTAAGGCTTGCCTTCATCATTGGGGCTACTTTTGCCATTTGTTTTTCTCCTATAGGAAGTTGTGAACACCAGGAACGTTAGACTGGTGTTCTCCTGAGCACGCCTGCTGATAGTTCAGGCTGACCAGAAGATGAAAGACCTGCAAGTAATGTTTGCAGTGATGGACGTCCGCCAGGTGCCATGCCCTGTTGACCAGGTGCAACGCCTTGTAGACGACCAGTAGGACTTAATCCTGGTGGTAGTTGTTGTTCGCCAGGTTGTCCTGGTTGAGTAGGCTCCCCAGCAGGAACCTGACCTGGGGCTTGTGCCTCGCCAGCGGCTGCAACTTCTGGGGAAACTTCTGGTGCAGGTGCAGGAGCAAATGCTGCCGCAACAACTGCTTCAATTTGTTCGCCCTTTTGGCGACCATCAATAATAGCTGCCATAGCAGCCAATACCTTAGAAGGATCTTGTCCTTGCTCTACCATTGCTGGTAGTGCTTGTGCATAACCGGCGACTGCTTGCATAAGAGCATCGCGTAATTGTTCTACTTCTACTTTTTCTTCTTCCATGGTGACGTTCATTTCCCATGGCATCTGACGACGTAGGAAGTCACGAGAGATTAACTTATCTCCACGTGCTTGTAATCCAAATACCAAGGCACGGTTTGGATCTAGTCCAGCCATCATGCCATAGGTAACATCACACCAGTAATCGCCTTGGATGGCATCTTTTGGTGTATAAGTGATTTCATAAGGAGCACCGGCATTAACGCCACGTACTTCCTTTGTAACATCACCGAATAGTTTTTCATCCATCATAAAGCACATGCGCATTACATGACGGAATGTTTCAGCAAATACTGCTTGTGCTGTTTTGATCTGTGTATCAAATCCACCCATAAGGGCTTCAACGCCACGACCTGTAACAATAGAACCTGATTGCTGACCAAGGCGACCTTGTGGGTAACGTGAACCAACACGTAGTTCCTGATCTAGGCTTTGTGATTCTTGGAAGATTCCATTAGGAATATCAAGTGAAACACGGCGGATCTTCTCAGGGTTGGCTGAGCGGATAGTCGCATCAGGACCAATCTCAAGTACATTGACGTCAGAAGGTAGAGCAAATGGAGCCTGTACAGATTTCTGTGCTGCCTCTAGTTGCAATGTGGCAAAGCGTGAGCGAGCAACTTGTACCCACATGATGTCATCAAACTGACCACGTTGGTGCTCATCTGAATCTACGCCAGGACGGGTAGCAATAACAACTGGTAGTTCACCGAGCATGTTCTTAGCACGCTCAAGGATAAGATTCTTGCGCTCTGGGATAAAGAGAACTAGCTCGTTCTTATCTTGATAGCGGAATAGTTCTAGGCGACGCTCAGAGTTGCGGTTCTCATAAGGCCCACGGATCTCAGGCTCTAGCTCAGGGAAATCATTACATAGTTCACGTACACTCTTTTGGTAGCGACGTGTGTAGGAAATCAATTTGTTAAAACGGTCAAACTCAGGGTATGAGCCAATGGGATTATCAATGCGGATCATTGGGCGATTATTTTCATAATCAGGTTCAATGATAAAGGCGACCATTCCAAAGGTGATATAGCGATCTGCACCTGTGTACATCTGTGTCTGAAGGTTACAAGAGTCGCGGTAACCTGAAGCAATCATGGTGCGCTTATCAGCACGCTTACGAGCACGATCTGAGACAGCATCTGTGGTATCGCAGTTAAAAGCAGGTAGTGGGGCAATGACTTCTGCTACGTCACGTGCAGCAATGTCAATGAAGTTGGAGACCATTGGCTTTGGAAATTCGTCTGTAAATGCGCCAGGGAATACCTGTTGAATATTGCCTTGACGGATAGACATAAGATCAGCCCAACGGGCATCACGTTGACTATGGGCATCGCGTAACTTGCGTACCTTAGTACCAAGTTCGTCAATATCTATTGCCATAGAAGGTTCCCCCATTAGATGCTAATTTTTCTTGAAGTCTTGCGTATTCTTCCAAATTGACTACCTTGCGTGAAGCAACTTGATGTCTTGTTGCAAACGGGTTTTTAACAAAGGAGCCGCCATAGGCTCCTGCTTGATTGATGTAATCCCGCATCTGCGTCTCTGCAAACCAGAGAGCCATTGGACCATCTTGCTTATTCTTTGTTCCTGCTGACCAAGTAATCAATTGCTCAATCAGTGACTTGATATGTTCATTGTCGGCACGAGGCAACTCCAAGAGGTTTGAACCTTTAATGTATTTGCCTTGGTTGTCCATCGTGCCGAATAGTGGGGCCATAGAGGCAACACCGAATTCAAGATCCATTTTGTTGCCACCGGTATAATGCTGCACAAGGCGGATGCCTCGCGTAGCAAGAAACTTATTGATTTGTTCGTCTTGGGTCAAGAAGAGCTGAAAGGCGTTCTTCTCAATGACCCATACCTTTGGGTTGTACTTCTCAGTCCAACTAAAGATTAAGTCGCGAATCATCTGTGGTGTAGGCGCTGGCATCCTAGATGCCTCAAGCAAGTAGCGCTTGCCTGTGATCTTATCTCCGGACATAATCACAGAGAAGGTATCACCTGACATGGCTGGGTCCATAGACGCAACGATGTACTGACTAGAAAGATTCTCAGGGTGACCTGGCGCTCCTGGGATAATAGGACCGATAGATCTCATGCCACTGACAGCACCGCGTACACACTCAGGGCTAAAGATTGCCGAGGACTCAACATCCTGTTGCTGGTAAACCATTGCCCAAGTCTTTGGGTCAATCAGACCACGACGGCGGCGTAAGTGTTCACCTGACCAGCGTGGGTATAAGCCATTCTCATCTGGTGGTGTATCGTCAGCATCCCATGGGCGATCTGACTTAGGCCACAAGGTAACCCAATCCTTTGGATTATCTTTAAACTCAAGTACCGCTGGCATAGCCAAGTAAGTCCAAGGGGATTTGTTGTCAGGGTAACGCTCTGGGTTACGCATCTCGCGATAGAGATCCATAGGATCTACGCGGGTACCTACAACTAAAATCTTTCCTGTGGGACCAACACGGGTAAGTACTTCTTGCTGAATCCATCGGATCTGCTTTTCGTACTCACCAGCGTTGGCTAGTGTCACGCAGTCGTCAAGGATGATTAGATCTGCACGTGCTCCATAGATCTGACCACCGATACCGAGTGCTTGAACGGTAGGGTCTTTTTCGCCTGACTCGCGCTCAAGGTAGATGGTGTCTGCTGACCACTTATCTGAGGTAGCTTTGAATCCTTCTACAGGAGCGTAGCGCCTTTGGAGTTCTGCCCATTGGGGTGAGGTTAATCTTTGCTTAATGGCGTAGAGGAATTCTTTTGCCATTGCCTGAGTTTTGGAGACTAACTTGATTCTCACATTTGGGTCGATTACAATCCTATAGACCACATAATCAATAGAGACCGTCATAGACTTAGCGTGTTCAGGCGGCATGTTTACCAGTACGTAATTCTTAAAGCCTTTTTCATAGGTCATGTTGCCATGGAGCCAGGCAGGCTCACCTTCTTCTAAAAGGCTTGTAATGTTTCTTTGGTGGTCAAAGGTCTGGGAGTTCAGATACTTGAGCCGGAACTCTTCAAAAGATATATTCGCGTCATCATCGCTGACTACGCCCTTTCGCTTTTGAATGACGCGAGAGAGATCAATAGCCTCTTTAAACTGTGGATCGCTAGAGCGATAGTACTCATAAGATTTTACTGACTTGCCGACTGCGCGGCAAGCATCCTCTACCGTGACCCCATCTTGAATGAGGGCGACCAAACGCTTTTTGGCATCTGGTGCGGACAAGGTGGCCTCTGGGGCCAGCTTGTAAGAGTTGGTAGATGGTTTAGCCATTGGGGTAATCTTTCCTTTGGATAAGATAGTTCTATCCCACTGCGAAGCATTGCCTATGGGCAATGTTGTGGGTAAGATTGGGGGCGCTTTATGCGCCCTACCCTATGGGGTAAAAGCAGGGCCACAAGCCCTGCGAAGGTTCGTCTCTTTGTCAACCTCGCTGTGAGGCTCGGTATGCCAAGAGCCGAACGGGGCGGTGATTTATTTTATCCCCTATGTATACTAAGGCGGGATAAGATCGGTTTATCCCGCATTGGGGTGTGTGATGTTAGTCACACTACTCTATAGTTAGTATTCTACGCCTATATTTATAAAAAATATTTTGGTAGATACTTACACTCCTAGCACCGCTAGTTAAAAATGGGGCGGGTTCAAGATCTCTCGCACGGCGGTTTACGGGGTTTACCCCTACCCGTATTTCATCCCATCCATAGGGAATTGACTACCCGATACGGCAGGAAACTACCCCATTTAATCTCCTTATAAGGGCGTAATCCGTACATGGCGGGCGGTAAGCGGGGGTAATTATGTTATGAAAGGCGGGACAATGGACTATGAAATAGACCCCAATTAAGGGCAGACCTACCCCATCCCGTGAGGCTTCCCGTATCCCTAAACCCTGCCAGCTCTCCCGATCTGCCCCGATTACCCCGCGCCTATGGGCTGAAATCGTTATAAGAATGTTATAAATTAAAGCGTGTCGCGCTATTGACAAGCGGGGCGGGTAAGAGTATTTTTTACCTATCAGCACGAGCTGATACCTATGGAAGGGTAAAGATGAAAGCTAATAGAATGAAATCTCACACTATCCTAGCAGACTTAAGCGGGGTAGTTTACGCTCAAGCAGAATTGACTCAAGCGGGCGTAGATCGCCTAATCAAGGAATACAAGCGGGCAGGGATTGACCTAGTGAGCTATGGCTCACCCGATCAGCTCATGGCTCAACTAGACACGATTAACGCGGTATTGGACACTAACGCAACAGCTCGCGCCATGCGTGAGAGTGGCAGATTGGTAGTGATGGCATGAAGATTTCAACTAAAGCTAAGTGCGTAGAGTGCTCACGCGTGTTTGACCTATTGGATGACCTAGACGCGCAAGAGTGGGCATATGGACACGATTGTGAGAGTGAGTAAAGATGATTATCTGCTCATCTTGCCAGATCACGGGCAACAGATTATGCCTACACGTAACGATTGGAGATGGGGAATGAGATCACGCTCATACTACAGGACACGCACGGCGATACGCGCCCTATTCTGGCTCACACTTGCAAGTTTGATCGTATTTATAGCATGCGGGGTTTGGTGGAATGGTCACGGGTGGGACATAACTTTCACACCCTATAAGTAACTAGGTTATTGACTAGGCGAGAGGGTAGCTGTACCCTCTCTCTTAGCCTCTCACCTAGAGAGGGACACTATCGGAAGGGATAGAGTAATGAATAACAAGCTAGAGCAACTACTAGAAACACCTACACGGGAAAGCTACGCACCTATAGCAGACCTTTACAATTGGTCAATGAATTATGACTACCCTACGCCTATGAGCTTATTCGCTGACCTTATCGGGTACTCCGAAGATCGCTTAGGCATGAACCTATGCGGGGAGAAGATACCCTCACTAGGTTATTTAGAGATGGACATGCTGGCAGACGCGCTGAAAGTGATCGCCGATAATGGCGAACAAGCTCGCGAGTATGCCTACGCAATCATAGACGCGGAATGCTCCGAAGATGAGGACGTGAACGCATAATGAACCTATTGGAGAAACTAACGGAAGCTGAAGCGATAGCGTGGGACACCTGCCACAAAATCTATATTCTTATGGACGAAGAAGAAGTAGAAAAGATGGTGGAATATGGCTATGAAGATGACATGGTAAAAGCTGGCGATCTAACGCCTAATGAAATGTTAGACATCATTAAAGATTGGTACGCCAATTCATGCGGGCTTAGATTTATTCAAGAGGTCTGGTCGGTTGAAGATGGCTTAGGGTCTGGCTTTAATAATCTAATTGAACAAGGAGAGGAATGGGTGTACGCATAATGAGCACCAAACTAAACTTAAATAGTCTATTGGATGATGGCGGAGCATACGAGGACGCCATTAACGGATGGGGCGGACTTGAAGAAGTCGTACCACTTGGGCATAAAATACGCGTAACCTTCAACGGCTTAGCCCCTAAAACGGGTTACGCCTATAAGCAGGAAGGCGCTTGGCTTGGTATCCGATACACGTGGCGCACGAGACGTTGGTATAGCCTCCTTAATTACAACAACCCTCTAGTAAAATTAGAATTGGGCGAGATTAACCAAGACGGCAAGACTTACACCTATAAGACATTATGGGAGAAGGAACAGAAATGGAAACAATGAACGAAATCGTATGGCAAAGCCAAATTACAGAGGAGATGGTGAGCAAGTTAAGCCTTACCGACTTCAGCCTATTGGTAAACGCCTTGAATGACGCAGTAATGGAAATCTGCCAAAGTTATGAGGTGAAGTAATGAGCGATTACAAGGACTACAGGGTAAGCGTTGCCTATGACGGGGGAATAAGTATCTCCGCCATAGATGAGGCAGAAGCGGAGCAAATCGCCCGCGACATAATGCTAGAGGAAACCAATCCAGAAATGGCTAAATACTTAACCTATACAGTAGAAAGGGTAACAGAATGAACGAGATTAAGGTGCTAAACGTAAGCTCTGAAGCAGTAGAAACTAAGTTTACTGTTGAGATGGAATATGAGGGAGAGGAATACACGGTAAACCTTTATTCTTCCGATCATAACTCATACACGGAATGGGATAAGGGATTTACTCCTATCTCATGCCCAGAATGGGCTAAAGATCTAGACGTATGGGAGCTATACAGCGAGAATGAGGGGAAAGAATGAGCGTTATTTATGATTTATGCGTACAAAAATACGAACAGGGGGGACAGTTTGCTGTTTTTGATTTTGTTAATCAAAACTTTCCCGAACTTTTTTGGGGCTGGTGTAAGCCTTGCGAAAGTGAGTCACCAATAGAATCTGCAACGTGTTTAGTTTGTGGCAGTAAGGCAGGGGCATTATGAGCTACGGTAAATGCTGGGTATGTGCACGGATAATGACAGGCGACAGCCAGACAGAAGCAGGCAAGGTTAAATGTGAAGCATGCGGGTGGGTATCTACTAAGGATGGGGCATACTAATGGACGCTAACAAAACATGCCTAGAATGTGGCAATGATGAAGCTACAGAAGGGCAGAACATGTGTTTGGAGTGTTTAGAGCTAACAAGTACACCAGTGGTTTATTGTGGCGATTGCCTCTATCCATTGCAGGCGGGGTGTAATTGTGCCTCAAAATAATTTGCAAGAGTGCGGGTTTCACCCGCTCAATTACTGCCACGGGTGCGACTCTAGCCCTTGTACAGAAAGAGAGGCAGACCATGAGTAATAACTCACGCCTAGAGTATTGGAAAGAGAAAGCACGACAAGCGGAAGCGGATTTCTACGCCGTAAGCAACGATCAAAACAAGGCAGACACGCAAGTTTTACACCTTGCGGACATGATAAGAGCTAACAGAGAGATAGATAGGCTCACCAATGGGGTGGACTTTGATTGGCTATACAACACTAACAAAACAGAAGGGGCAGGGCAATGACGCAAACGATCACCGAAAAACTAGGAGAGCGAGCTACTGACGCGCTCCATGAAGCCATACGCATAGCCTGGCAAGCAGGCTACGATCAAGCACTAAGCGATCTAAAGCAGGATAAAGATCTAGGCGGGGGCAGGACTCTCCACTTATCTGTCGTCTCAGATATTGAGATGGATGATAGAGAATGAGCACTATACATTTAGCCCTAGTAGTTTTAGCCATGTGTGTAGTCGGTGGGTTTATGGCTCTCACGCTTGTATCTATCATGGAAAGGCGAGAAGATGGGGACGCTTAAGCCCGACGACAAGCCGGCATGCGCCGAGTATGATCCGGATCTATGGTTTCCTGACGCTGGCAAGTTACGCAACGCCAGCAAGTCAGAGGCAGATGAGTTCTACATTAACGCGGTCTTTGCTATGGATGTATGTAACGAGTGCCCGCTATTTGCCAATGGCTCATGCCTAAGCTATGCCATGAGTGACGCAACGAGCATGGACTACGGGATCTACGCCGCCACGCTCCCATTTGAACGGCGCAAAGCGATAGGCTTACGACCCTACTCTGATCGTGCCCAAGTATGGGAGGAGAGGATTAGGGAAAGAGCTGACGCAAGGGGTATAGTCGTACCTGTAATCCCGCAAGTGGCACGGCCCAAGTCGTTTCATACTGACATGCTGGACATGTCCTTTCTTCTTAACAACAAGAAGGATAAGATGAAGGCTGAAGCCAATAGAGATGGAGATAACCCATTAACAGATTTAGAAAAGACGGCTTAGTCCTACTATCTATAGGGATAGTAGGGGCAAGCATGTTCACGGCTCTTAGCACGCCTCTGAAGCCCGCTGACGCCCTATCTGCACGCTCCCACATAGTAGGAATAAAGGACTATCAAGCCTACGCACGGGCTAAGTACCCAATGGATGAGATCCAAGTCTCATGTTTGATGACGCTCTGGACTATGGAGAGTCACTGGAACCCACGTGCCCGCGGTGGCAGGACTAGCCAGGGCAGGGCACACGGCATAGCGCAAGCTCTACCGGCTAATAAGATGGCAGTGATCGCCAATGATTACATGACCAACCCATATACACAGATTAAATGGGGACTTAAATATCTGAAAAGTCGCTACGCTAACAAGGCATGTTATGCCCTGAAGCATGAGTTTGATAAAGGATGGTACTGATGGAGCTACAAAAGCCCAAGATTTTAATACACATATTGGCAAAGGATAAGGAAAAGATCCTGCCAGCATGGCTGGAGCAGAACTTAGATCGCTTAGAGTATCCACGTGATCGTGTCTACCTATACTTTCGCACGAACAATAACAACGATAACACGGCAAAGATCCTGCACGAGTGGATAGAAGATCAAAAGACTTTAGGGCGCAGGGATGATGAGGATTGGATACATTACGATTGGGCTTCTATTGAGATAGATGACTCTGATATTGACGTACAGGTACAGAACTACGGCGTACATGAGTGGAACCCAACAAGGTTTAAGGCACTAGCCGCGCTACGGCAAGAAGGAATAGACAAAGCTATGTGGTGGGGTGTGGACTACTACTACACGTGTGACGTGGACAATTTTGTTATGCCACATACGCTCAAAAAACTAGTATCATACAAGCAACCAGTAGTGGCTCCCCTAATCCGCTACGCTTTAGGGAAAGAGGAACATAAGCCTTATGCCAACTACCACAATATCACCAGCCCGCAGGGGTACTATCAAGATAACCCAGCGTATTACAGTATCCTCAACGGCGAGGTCAGAGGGCTTATCAAGTGTGATGTCGTTCACTGTACGTATCTCATACGCAAAGACATACTTCCAAAGGTCAAGTACTTTGATGGATCCAATGACTATGAGTACGTCATCTTTAGCCGGCGCTTGCGAGAGCTTGGCATTAACCAATGGCTAGATAACACAGAACTATACGGCTATCTCACACTAGATGAGGACGTGAGCGCTTGTGTTATATGGATGAGGAAGTTACAAGAGGCCTGGGTAAGGGCAAGGTTAAAGTAATGGCGCCCAAGCCAAGTGAAATAAAAAAATTAGTAGCACTACTAGATGATGAAGCACCCAGCGCAGAGTGGCTGGCTAAGGCTGTCTTTGAATTAGTAGAAGAACTGATAGCACTACGCCAGCAGTATGTAGTCTTTGCTGTACACCCTAGCCTTAACCTGATCCAAGCTGTCGGCCCGTACCCTTCAATAGATAAGGCTAAGAAAGATTATGCCAAGCGGATCCATGCTTACGATAACCATTCGTATGCCCGACTTGCTTTGCTTAGAGATCCTGATACAATTAGTAAAGATTGACACGGGTTTCGTCCTTTTTGCCCGTGTTAATGCTCGCTCGCAGACCTTCCACTGCTTGTAGCGGCAGACAAAAACCCCTGGGTCACGAATCCAGGGGTTTTATCTTTTGTATCTTCTCCTATACAAACCTAACGTTTAGGGTTGTCGGTACTGTAAAACCCGCCAGCATTAAACTTAACCGGTGGTACTGAGTAGACTCTACCCATTGAGGTATTACAACAGATCGGATCGGTAGCTTCAGCATGTATGCTTCGCTCCACTTCATACTGTATGCCACATGTGCCACACTTGTACTCATAACTAGGCATTACTTATCCCAAATCTCAAAGCCAATGTACCAACGAAAAGCGTTCATCATAAACGCACGATCATGTGGGTCATAGTCAATACCAAAACCCCAATAACTTGTTACGCCATGAAAGAATACGATCCTCATTTATCCCACCTAATCACTATCTCGTAGCCTAGTTCATAGGCAAACTCTTGCGCTTCTAGGAAAGTAACCTTCTCAAACATGGCCCATGCCAAGTCTTCAAGGGTTAATTCTTTTGGTCTTACCCAGGGTTTACGCTTCATCTATTACTCCCAACTTACACTCATCTACGCAGTTCCATATAAGTTCCATGTATGAATGGCCCAATGATTTACGTATCTCAGTATAACAGTCTGGATGGTGGATCGGTTTCTCATACGTCATCTTCTGGCACCTCTGCTGTGAATGGAGACTGTCCACCTAAACGGTGGTTCAGCCGGCGCAATGCGCCATCTACTTTGCGGTGAGCTGTACTATCTGACACGTCTAGCACTTCAGCAATGTCAGCATAGTTCATCTGCTCAAAGAACTTCATCTGTAAAACTATCTTGTCTTGTGGATCTAACTTCTCCAAGGCACGGCGTATGTCAAAAAGTTGGATCACATAGTTACCACCTTCAGCAGGGTTACCACCACCAGATACACGTGGCTTGGTGCTGTCAGTAGTATTAACTACATCAGCCCATACAAACGGCAGTAATTCAGAGAGACTAATCGGTGAGTAGTAAGCCTCATCATTTATCTGATACCCAAGTGATTGAGCCTTACGCTTACGGCAATAACGATCAGCGTGGCGAGTAAGTGTCTTGCCTAGTTGCTTGACCCCACCCTTGTACTGCTCTTCATTAACTGTGTGATCTAGCCACTGCTTTACCTTATTCTCACGGCGCACGATCCATAGCATTAACTCTTGCCTAACGTCAGCCACGTCAAAGTATGTATGATACTTGCGGTGTACGATACGAGATACCTGTGAAGCTATGTCACCTGCTTCTTCTAGCCAACTCATTCGTTAATCACCACCGGTACCAAGTACTCAGGAAAATCTACAGTGGCATTAAAGTGTACGTTAAAGTCATGCTCATTGGTATCAGCACGGGTCAGTCCAAAGATAGGATCAAGGCAACGCAAAGCCCTAGCGGGCATGACTAATAGAGCATCTGTATAGCGGATCACGATACGATTGAAAGCGTCAGGTCTATCTGTTGCTGGTTCAGTCAGCCAAATTTGTTGTAGTTTTTGATAAGGAAACTTAACCTCTGAGTTTGCTGGTCGGTTCATCCACTTAACTTCTACCCCACCAATGTAATTGGCATAGCCATTACCATGGTTAATGTTCACAAGAAAATCTATGAAGTAATACTTGGGAGTAGGGTAAAAATCCCACTTGTATGTTTGAGATAGGTGGCTCGCTACTAACTGCTCACGAGTACCATCCCCGCCAACTTGGCGTATTGGTTCAGCCATCATTTACCAGCGCCACGCATGTCCATCTACAACAAAACTATTCTTAACAATAGGTACGAGTTGCGGTACTACTGTCTGTCCATCCACGTGTAAGATACCAAAGCCTTTGTTCCAAGTGAACAAGCCTGCTTTAATGTAACGGGCATAGCGATAGTCCATAAGGTTACCAAGTTCCATACCCCACACAGTCTTAGTCTTACCAGCCCAGCCTTGGGTGTGGTGTGTAAGTCCTGCTCTGTGTGTATGTCCACATGCAACTGACATACCGGCACGCTTAGCAAGACCTAGTGCTGTTGCACCTGCCGTTGGTTGTACGTTGCCTTCATCTCCGTGCATGAGTAGCCAGCCAGGAGCTATCTCAAATGGATCATGGTGATACTTAATACCAAGTTCATCTAAGCGTAAGAATTGTTCTATCTCTAGTTCAGGTAATCCAAGGAACCCTGGCACCTTTGCCTTAATCTTATTGTATAGTCTATCGCTGTGGTTACTGCGTACCATATGCTCAACAGTTAAATCTTCTAACAACTTAACAGTAATGTTACGGTGTCTACCCAGATCCCGTTGCCACTCACCTTCTCCGCCTTCTTCCCATCGGCTGATCTGCGGGAAGTCAATCTCATCTCCACATGTAGCTACTACATCGGGTTGGTATGCACGGATAAACTTTTTGATAGCGTTGGTCGCACCAACGTCATGGTATGGGCTTTGAAGATCACTGAGTATGACTATTGTTTTCATTGTTTGGGCCAAGTACCTCTCTGTACCATGAGCGCAATCACGGCATAGTTTGCCATGTCTTTGAAACTATCCTCTATACTTTCGTGCTTAGGTAGTTCTTTATTCTTGAAAAGATTTTTAAGCCGTTCAAACTTATCGCCAATGC